GGCAACTGTAATTGACCTACATTTACTTCCAACGGTATGGCAATTTCTGGATAGGCCACTTGAAAATCCGAGTCATCTGCATTATATGTCGAGTATAATAGACAATTATAAGCTTTAGGCATCTTAGTAGTCATAAGAATCCTATCGGCACTTAGATAAGATGTTGGGTTTGAAGAAGCAGGCAACGAATTGTATTCAGGTTCACGTAGAGGAGAAACCTGAGTACGTCGCCAGGAAAAGAATGTTTCGAAATTGCGTAGCCATTCGATTGAAGAACCAAAGCAATGAGATCTTTCCGTGTCTTGTAGCACAATGTAAGGCAAAACTTCTTGAAGAGTAGCGGGTGTAACAGGTGGCATAGCGATAGATACATCGTTGGGTGCGTACATTCGATGCTTACCACCCTGTAGAGGATGTTTATAATGTACATCGTAGCCTTGCCATCGCTGCACTACCCCGTAAGCCCATAAGTCGTAATAATTGTATGCTGTCTCAATTTTACCTCGTATTTTGCGTTCAACAGTTGGCCTTATTTTGAAAATACTGTGATGCGGCGTACCATTGAGCAAACTACCTCCAAGACCGGTAATCAACCCAACACAGCTAGGCGGTACAAGCGTGTTAGTATACAAGTTTGTATGGTTGACGGTATAACCATACTCAGCAAGGTGAGCTATGTCTATATTACCAAATTTCACAACATCATGATAATGAGCTTTTAGACCTTGAGAGAAATAAGTGCCCATCATAGAGAAAGTAGGTCTGGGTACGCCGATACCGAGCACGGCTGAGCTAAGTGCATCAGCCCGTTCACATGGTCTTAGCGTATCAAAATAGTCGTTATCATATTTATGTAGGAAACCTGTAACAGTAGTGGAGTTGAACTGGTTTAAATACTCACCCCAGTACCAAGTGGTATTAGCCAGCATTGACTCATAAAATAATGAGTCATTATCACTAACTAAATCTTTTGCCATAACTATCGCCTCACGGGATAGTTGTGCCCCATCACCTTCTAGTAGCATAGGCAAGACTGCTCTCCTCAGGCCAAGTTTAGGCAAGCTCAGAGTCCTCTCAACTTGTAACCACCAGTGAGATTCAACTGTTTCAGTAGCCGGTTGGACCAGCCAATATTTCATCGCAACTGCAGCAGCTTTCAGCTCTTCATACCATTTGTGAGTTACAACAAGTTTTGTCAATGTACTCTTTAAGTCTTTAGTTGTGAAAACGAATTCTGGAACAGCTAAATCTTGAGATCTAGGTCTCAGAGCATAAATCTTATCTTCTTCATTATGTCTGAAATCAACATCTTGGTCAACCAAGAAAGGAGTTGATCTTTTATTGCCATCCATAGCTATACCTAGTATAGCCACTTCTTTCATTGTCATACCACTGCAATTTACATAATACCGAGCCTTTCCAAAATTGTTGATAGCTTCTTCACTAACTGGCATATCCATATCATGAACTGCTAACTTACCCAAATCATAAGAAGCACTATGATGCCATTCGGAAGGCACTTTGAATCTATTATGTAACATACCAACTACATTACCAAATGTGACACCGGATTGGCTATGACCATCATCATAATCATACATCTGCCAATATTGTACCTCAAATTGAAATCTTTGTTCGTGATAAGCTGGGTTAGGAACCATCTGTCCCGGGTTACCAGGAATCTGGGCTGCGGGCAAAGCTCGTAACCACCTTTTCATTGATTCCAATATAGTGTAGATATGCTTATCATTGTCGCTTACACCCATACGGAACATATTCATACGAATGTAGTTAACCAAGTTCACAAAACTAGTATCTTCATTATCTACACATATAGCACCCACTTCGTCAGCGACTAATGTATAAGTATGATTGTACACCTTCATTTTTTCAAAAATCTTGGAAATTTGTATTTTTTGGAGCAATACATATA